CTCGGCGTTGAGCCAGTCCGGAATGATGTCGCTGTTAAAGTGCGTTACCTTGCCGCGCTGGATGGCCTTTGCCTTCCACCGGCTCAGCTCGGCGAAGAGATCCGGTGGTGGCCCCATTCCGGGGCCACTGCTTTTGGGCGGGTACGTGCATCCACTCGCTCGCCTGCTGGCTGCTGTGTCCCTGGTCCCTCTTGCGGTTGCGGCCCACCGAACGGCTGCGGGGCAAGGCGCTCCTCTGGCTCGAACTTCTTATCCAGCGATGGTAGGTTGGCGGCCTGGCCCACGCTATCGATCCACGAGCGGACTTCATCGACTGACATCACGTTCGCCGTGTAGGCGGGCAATGCCACCCCATTGATGGTAAAGGCCATACTCTCAGCCTTGGCGATCTCCTCTTTCTGGACCACCTCAATCTCGTTGGTCTTGAACAGCACCCGCAGGCCCAGCTCGTTGAACAACTGGTCGTTGAGCACCGGCTGTATGCGCGTGCGAACCCAAGGGATAAGCGATTGCGTCCACAGCTCATACTGCAAGGCATCCCGTTCGGCCCTGTTCGTCTTGGCTTCGGCCAATCCAGGCGGAATGTTGTGCGCGGCCAGGATCTGTTCGCGCTTGGTGCTCTCCAGTTGTGGCATGGCCAGGTCTTTGACTGGCTGGCCGATGACGGTGGGCACCAGACCGCGTTCGAGCACCGTCGTCTTGAAGGCCCGTCCCACGCCCTTGAGGATCTTTTCCCATCGCGACTGGATGCGCTCCTTTTCGACTGGCGGGACCGAGCCCTCTGTGGTCAGGAATACCGCCGGTATGGCCCCGTTCTCAAAGAATGCAGCCGCCCACGCATTGGCGTTCTTGATCAGAGTCGCCGCCACCTGCCCCACTTCGCCCGCGCCGATGCCGGGGCCAATGTCGGTGGTCGGGCTGAACGCGCGGAAGTACACGATCTGCTCGGCGGGGTAGTCCCTCTGCCTAGCACCCACCTTCTGCCGGAAGACGGTCGGTCCGTCGTCGTCATACTTGAGCACCCGCATCGTGTTGGCGTTGAGCACCTGCAGCTTCGCCAACTGCTGCGATCGACGCCCGAGCCGCTTGAGCACATACGCCGCTGCCTTGAGCGACAGCCACGCCTCTACATCCCAGAGCAGCGGCGCCAGGTCGAGCGGCCACTCCTCTTCATTGTCCTCGTCCTCGTCGCCTTCGGGCAGGGCCAAGCTGTACACGCCATAGGGGATTTGGCTGATGTTGTTGGCGCGCAGGTTCACGCACCAGAACGTCCAGGCGACAGCGGCGTACAAGTCTTGCGGCTTGGTCCCGTCGCCCGCGTCGATGGCCCAGTCCATGAACTCGTCCATGTCGCCGAGCGTCAGTGCCTTGGCCCCGTACACCCCACCCGTGATTGCCGCTTTGTACGTCTGTCTCATAAGAGTGTCATCCAAGCGCCGTATGAGCCATAGTGAGCCAGAACCACAGCATCGCCACAGTCAGGCGAGCGGCCCAGGCGTGCCTTGATTTCGTCTTTGCTTTCGATCTGAATGCCGCTCGCGCTCAGCTTCCAATGTGGGGCCACCAGATCGGCCAATAACTCAGGATCGTCGGGAAGCACCAGGTTGTCGCCCTTCACCGGGTCCAACGCCTCGCGCAGCCCCCAGTACGCCTCAGCGCGCACGTTGCGCATGGACAGCATCCCCGATCGGTCGCGCGTATGCGTTGCTGCCGCAAAGTTCACGCCCACGACGTTGAGATGCTCCCCATCTTCCGACTCATAGTAGGCCAGCGAGTCATAGGCCGAAGATCCCACTCCGATCACGTCAACGTTGATCATTGCCTGCCACTCACCCCCAAGGGCCACAAGAACCTGCATCTTGACTGATTCCCCGTCCGGTGTCTGCCGGCCATCGACCTTGATCAGTGGCGCGAACCAGGTATCATATCGCTTGGCAATGGCCGTCTGGTCATCACCGCCCCTTGCCACATCCACGCCGACTGCTGACAGCGGCGTGTCCGGTTGCTCTGTTTGCTTCCCGCGCCGCTGTGCCTGCCGTACCCACTCGGTCGGTATCACCTGCCACGGGTCATCCTGCACGCCGATGGTAAAGTCGCCATAGAGAAGCTGCGTTCGTAGCGGCTCCGGTAGGTTGTTCAGGACTGTGCCGTATTCCGTCTCGCTCAGGTACGGGTTGTCACCCAGCTTTGCCGGAATGAAGGTGCGCGACCTCGGCGTGATTGCCTGCCCGTTGTGCTCGAATGGTTCTGGCCCTTCGACCTCGATGTTCTTGCTGTCCACGATGGCGAACCACCGCAGCTCCCCCGGTTGCGCCGGGTTGGGATGGTGCTCGCTCAGCCACGGCGCCCAATACTCAATCACCCACTGCCCATCCGCGTGCATCGGCGGGTTGCCTGCACAGATGACCCGGCACCGCTGATCCTCGTCAACCGTTCGCAGCCACCCAATCAGGAAACGGTACTGCGACTCCAAGAACTCGGGCAGCTCGTCAAAGCCGATAAAGTCGTGTGGCCTCCCTTGGTACTTGTGCTTGTCCCGGTCATACTGACAGGCCCCGAACTCCAGCGCCCGCTTGCCAGGCAGGTCACGCCATGCATGCTCGATCCCGTTGTACCGCCCCTTCGTGCCGATGATCTCCCGACTTCGCTCGATCAAGCCCGCCGGCCCTGATAGCTGGGTCAGTTCGCGCCGGAAGATGATGGAATGCCGGTGCGCTGTAGCGGCCAGGCCGAGCAGCAGGTCACTCTTGCCTCCCCCCGCTGCCCCGCCATAGTAGACCTCATCCGCCTGACTCAGCGCTGCCATCCACTGCGGTGTGCTCTGTGGCATCCACAGGGCCTCGCTGTCCATCACTTCGCTCAGCCAGGAGACCTCCGAGGGCTTGAGCGAGTGTGTCCAGGGCTCGACTATGGTACTCAGCTCGAGTGTCGTCAACTTCTATTGCCTTCCCACCTGGGCCGCTGATCTCGCTGCGCTGCACCGGCTTCCCCATCAGGTAGTCGCTCAGCCACTGCCGGGCGGTAGAGTCGCCGGCCTTGGCGCGGGCCACTGCCGTGTTGACGATGGTGGCCCAGTCCTTCAGCGTGACGTGGCGAGAGAGCGCGGCAAGATACTTCTCTTCCGTGCTGCGCTTGGGACGACCGTTCGGGTTGCCCGAGTGTCCCTTGGCGAATTGTCCGTTGTCCTTCCTTGGAGTCACTGATCCTATCCTGCTATCAGGGCTTCTCTCTCTCCCGCCCAGTTGTGACACACGAAGTTGTCACACCCGTCCCCGTCCTCAGGCCAGCGGTTCGTGCCGTCTATCTTGCAGAATCCATCGCCCACGAACACCTCTGCTGGAATCTCCGCTCCATCACCGCCGTTGTAGGCGTAATGAATGCAGAAGTCGCATACTTCAGACCGACAGGTTGAGCATCTCTTCATTCATCACCCCTCTGCGTGGGGGCGGTTCAGGAGCCCACCCGTCCCCGCCCCGCACGCATCAAAAAGGAGGAGAGATGATGACGCCTACCGTCTCCACGGCATTCCGTACCGCGTGATATACGGGTCTGGGCCCCAGCCCTTGCCATAGTGCGCAGGGTCTTCCTCGGGACCGAATACCTCTGTGTGCCCGAATACTTCTGTGTGCCCGAATATGGTCCCGTTGTCTTGGGGTACACCGACCGACATTGTGCCGCTATTACAGGGCGCACAACACCACTCAAAGCTGGCCAGCGCCTCATCACTCAGGCTGTCCCACGCCTCAAGCTCAGCCCTCAGTTCGCGCGGCTTGACCCACCACGCACGATAGGCCAGCGCACCGTACATCAGCCCACACAAGAATGCTGCAATCATCTCACCCTCCATAACGGATGGCGCCCGGCCCACGCGCAGTCGCAATGCTCGCCTGCCCCGCCCTCCTACCCTGCCGGGCGACATCCGTCTCAGACCCCCTTGATTATAGAACTCAGAACTTCACCGGCTCACATTCGGGCGGATTCTTCCAGCGCATCACACAACCAAAGCGGCCCACACTCGGAATGCAATGAGCAACGCCATCCGTGTCTAGTACGCGATGGGTTGAGCCGCCAGGACGCAAATAGAGCGTCTTCGGATTGGGAATGCGATAGACACGTATGTTGTCCGTATCTGGATCAATCCATTCGTACTCACGCCACAATTCGTGGCTGATGTCATATGAACTAAGGTCCGACATTCCTCCTCCTCACAGCGTCATCTTCACCATCTGCTGGCCCTTCTGCAACCCGGGCCGCAGCTCCAGCTCAATACCGCCAATCGGCTGTGGCAGGTAGCCCGCCCACTCGGTGTACGTCGACGGTCCGCCGTCGTTCACAGTGCGCATGAAGGTGCCACAGTAGCCCCCGAGCCGTTCCTGCGTTCGAATGTGCCCGTAGCGATCCACATACTCCACCGCACGCCGGTAGGTGTCGGCGTTATGGCTGTGGCCGAACAGCACAAAGTCGGCGTCGTGCGTCCACAACCACCGCTCCATGTTCAGCGCCTTGGCCCCGCCGAGGCGTCCACCCGTGAAGCCGTGGTGGACGTTGCCCTTAATCACCGTTGAGCCGGCGTGCTTGTCAGGGCCAAAGCAGAAGCACAACTGCAGCCAGCCGTACACCCCGAAGGCCAGGTCGTGGTCATTCGGGAAGCCGCCCCACCCCTTGATCGTGACCACGATCTCGCGGTAAATGTCGCGCTCGAACTTGCGAAGGATCGTGCCCTCGTGGTTGCCGGCGACCAGCCCCAGGCATTTGCCCGCGATCGGCTTGACGATGGACAGGAAGTGGTCACGCTGGGCCTCTGCCAGATCCACGAGGTCGGCCACGCCAATCCACTTCGCCAAGACGCCCGGGTCGAAACGCTTGTCGTGAATGTTAACGAACTCGCAGTAATCTCCCATGCCGATCCAGTAGCACATCGGGTCGGCCTCGATACGGGCCACGACCTGGCGCAGCAGCTTCTCATCACATGCTGCCGTGCCGATATGGACGTCCCCGATGGGCACGATGCGGTACACCGTATCCGCGTTTCGCGGTACGTTGTACCACTCTCGCCTTAGTGTACGTGCCATCTACAGGCCCAACGCCTGCTTCGCCCACGCGGTGCCTAGTGCCAAGGTAATCGCGCCGAGAGCACCGCCCCCCCATTTCAAGATACGGATGGTTTGCTTTACTTCTGACAGGTCGGCATGGTCGTCACCAACCATCGTCTCTATCTTGTCCACCTTGTCGATAAGATAGTCGAGCTTGACGCCCAAGATAGCTATGGTTGTGCGCCCATTGTTGGTGGCCTGGTCTGGTGGTGTCATGATTCCGTGCGCCCCTCACGGCTGATAGCTACGCCTTGAATTTCTCTTTTAGTTCGTACTCGCCAATGGCCCCACATGCAGCGACTGCCCCGGCCAGCGCAATCATCCCGACGCGGATGTATAGCATCGCGGCCTCGGGCACCAGCCCCTCAGAGATGGCCGCCGCCAGGCCGGAAAAGGAAAGGCCCAGACAGAACACGACGATCCAGATGTTGCGGGTTCCGTTCAGGCCGAAGGCAGTCTTGAGGAATTGAACGACGCGGGGAATGAGCCATACGAGCGCAACGCCGCCGATGGCAAGCTGCGCAAAATCAAACTGTGGCATAGTACGCTCCTCCTAGAACCGAGGCTGATACGGTGGTCCTAGCGTAAGCATACCACAGAGGATACCCCACTCTCTGGGGTATTAGACGCTCATTTGTTCAAAGTCGAGATACCAGAAGCCATCCCCGTCCTGCTTGAGTGCGGGGTCCGCAGCAGCCAGTAACTCCATTGCGCGGTAGGCCGTGTCCCACTTGACGACGCCCATCAGGTCCACCACGTCGCAGGTGCGCATGGCCTCCCCGTCGCGTAGGTGACCGCAGATGAGATAGCCCTTTTGCAGTGCTACCCATTCGCGCTGTTCGGCTGTCTCGCGGACCCGTTCACGCCAAGCCGCTCGCCCCGGCTCAGTCATGGTGCCTCCTAGTTCGTCGCGCTCCGGGCGCACCGCATATCAAGCGCCCAGTACCACAGTCGGCGCTTCAGCCCAAACCACGTCGCCTTGGCCCACCAGTCCCAGAGAATGAACCAGGCCAGTTGGCGCGCCTCCTCCGCTTGATAGTGTGCCATCCACTTCCAACCGGTGTATGCTAACCACAGCTCAAAGCCATCGTTGTTGTACGTGGTAGCAGTGTACATGCCGTCCTCACCGAAAAGCAATGTGGGCTCTGACCCCGGCGGGACACAATGCCGCTTCTTGTCACCACTGAGATGGACGAACATCCAATCTGCAATCGCGTCCAGAATTATCACCTTCTCCTCTCGACCTCATACTCTTCCCCGTGTACCCGCCACCGCACCGTCCGCTGTCCGCGCCGTTTCAGCCACCAGCAGCGGCCCGGGATGGCGAACATGGCACCGATGAACGCCCACGCCCCAACGCGCCAGGCTAGGGACATTCGGCCTCCATCGCTTCCTTGAGTAGCTTGTGGATTAGCGGCCGCTCGTTCCAGGCCACCTTGAAAGTCATGAACATGCCCGGCTGCCTGACAACACGCACTTGATTTGCGTGTGCTTCCAATAGACCCCAATGCTCAGGAAGCTCATCCGGTCCCAAGAGTCCAGGGGGCGTCATGTAGTAGCGCACGTTGCCCATCCCATATTCAGGATAGCGCCGATGGAACTTCTTGGCGTCCCGCATGAAGTCACTCCGGCATGTCTTGCATTCGACGACATAGGATAGGCAGCTTGTCCAGCCGATGGCGTCAGGGATAGAACGGCCCACATTGTAGTTTCCGGTCGACACTACGCCGCACTTCACCGTATTCCGCAACCATCGGGCGGCGCGCTCGACGAGTTCGGCGTGTGTCATGTCGCCTCCCTCTCCGCCACTATCCGCTCGACCGCCTGGTCCAGTTCCCGCTCCCACTTGTTGCGCATGCGCATCACCACCTTGGCGATCCGGTTGCGCTTGCGCTGACTGTGTATGTACGAAAAAGGACATCTCTCGTCCTTTTGGTTACATTCAGGCAAAGGACAATCAAAGCAATAGCGATCAAGCTCAGACAGTTCCCATTTCTCGCGCGTGAATGCCAGCGTGTCGAGCATCGTGTCCTGCGACGGCCCCCAGAACTGCGTGGTGGCGTGGATGTAGGCGGTCATAGCAACCTCAATTGTCCAGCGTGTTCAGCCCGAAATCGCTTGATGACATCGGCCACGTACTTGACATCCAAACACCCAGACGTGGTATAGCGCATCACACCATCTGGCCCGACCTCATCGTAATGCTGTGGAATGACTCCTAGATCCCAGGAAAGTATCCAGCCATCAGGGGCGATGATTTCGCCAGCGATGCTTATGATGATGACACTCACGGTGTCCTCCCGAGCGCAATCAACACGTCCTCTGCCCTACGCGCAACGACGATCGGCAGCGGGCCAGCATACCGAGCTATGTACTCGGCCTCTCCCGGAGTCAGCACGCCACCGTCCACCTTGCATTCTACTTGTAGCCAGCCGCCGCCCAGTGGATCGCCGACAAAAAGGTCCAAGCAGTCGCCGCCCAACGAGGACACATCCAACACAACGAATCCGCACTGCCGCAGGGCATTGACCATCGCCGACTGGTTCGCGTCCGTCTTGGGGTGACGGGGGCGGCTAGGCATCATTAGCCTCCCACGCCTTCAGCCACTCGCGCAGCTCCTCTAGCGACAGCCGCGCCAGGAGCGACCCGGCGAACCCTATCGCAAGCTGCGCCGCGCTCTCGGGATGCTCGGCCAACTGGGCATTCAGCCGCTCGCGGATCTCCCGCCTGATCTCACGTTTCTGTGCGCCTTGGCTAGGCATCCTCGGCCTCCTCTTCTGGCACTCCCAGCGCCAACCGCTCCAGCGCATCCAGGGTCTCCCTCGGGTCCGTGACGCCCGCCTTGCCAGGGTAC